TAATAGAAGAGAAAATAAAAAATAAACAGACTTTAAGCGACTTAGTAAATGAAATAAGAGATCTACAGTCTATATATAAACCTGTTAAAATGGTCATAGATGAAGGGGGTCTTGGTAAAAAGTTAGCAGAAGAAATGAGACAGAGATACAATCTTCCAGTTGAGGCAGCTGAAAAGATTAGAAAATTTGAATTTATAGAATTACTAAATGATGATTTAAGAACTGCTAAATTTAAAGCGTTTAAAGGCTCAAGATTTGAAGAGGATTGTTACTTAGTTCAATGGGATAGATCTAAGCCAGATAAATTAAGAATATCTGATTCTTATCACTCAGATATAACTGATTCCGTCTTATACGCGTGGAGGGAGTGCAAACATTACTTTTATAAACCAGAGCCTAAAAAAAACAATGATTCCAATAAGTATATGGAAGAATTGGAAAAAAAAGAAGCAAAGAAAATGAAAGATAATTTAAATAAGCCTTGGTGGGACGATACGGAATCCTTTGAAGATGTGGAGCCAGAGAAAATAGAGGACTGGGGCACCTTTGGTGAAGATGACGACATATAATCATTATAACATATAAATATCAAATAAATAGCTATGGGAGATATAAAAGTGTTTAAAGATGTAAGAGAGTTAAAGAGGTTTATACTGTGGTGCAAAACAAATAAGATAAATAAATTTAAAGCACAGGAAATTGAGTTCGAGATCTCCGAGCTAGGGCTTATAGAAACCATTAAGGATCCAGAGATCGCCAAAATAGAAGAAATTATTACAAAATCTGATATATCTGAAGAAAAGGATCAAGAGGACAATGAAGCTCTTTATTGGAGCGCTGGTCCTCAAAAAATCTAGGAGAATAAATGAATTCTGAAAACTATTACTGGTGGAAGGCATCTAAATATGATTCCTATAAGTCTCTTTTTGATTATTTAAAATATTTAGAAAGAAATCAAACATATAGATCAGCAGATAATTTGATGCATATGAGATTATATGGAAATATGGACATATTAGGTCTTGGATCTTATAATTATTTAAGATCTGAACCTAGCTATTCTACTGCTAATAGACTTACTTTAAATATTATACAATCTATGGTGGATACTGTAGTTTCTAAAATAACTAAAAATAAACCTAAACCATCTTTTTTAACATCCGGGGGAGATTGGCAACTTCAGAGAAAAGCAAAAAAATTAACTAAATTTATAGAGGGACAGTTTTATTCTACAGAATTCTATGAAAAATCTGCATTTGCTTTCTTAGATGCGTGTATATTTGGTACAGGAGCTATTAAGATATATAAAGAAAATAATCAGGTAAAGGCAGAGAGAGTATTTATAGATGAGATAATAGTTGATGATGCAGAGTCGATATACGGTAAACCTCGTCAAATTTTACAAAAAAAATACATCCACAAAGATGTTCTAAAAGAAATGTTTCCTTCAAAAGCTGGAGCAATAGATGCTGTAGATACTAGAATGTATGGTATAGAGCAATCTAGACCTAATATAAATGATATGGTATTAGTCGTAGAAGCGTGGAAGCTTCCATCTGGTCAAGATTCTAATGATGGAAAACACGGAATATATATTGAAAATGAAACACTATTTGAAGAAAAATATAACAAAGATTATTTTCCTTTTGTGTTTTTTAAATGGAATCTAAGACCTCTAGGATTCTACGGTCAAGGTCTTTCTGAGCAGTTAAAAGGACTACAAGTAGAGATAAATAAAATATTAAGGACGATTCAAATCTCTATGCACTTAGTTTCTATACCAAAATTATTTGTAGAAGCAAGTTCTAAGGTTGTTACCGCTCATTTAAATAATAAAATAGGCGGAATTATAAAATACGCCGGAACTAGACCTACATATGACAAACTTGGAGCAATACCTACAGAGCTATTCACTCATTTAGATCGTTTATATAGCAGGGCATATGAGATAGCAGGTATTTCTTCTCTATCTGCCACCAGTATGAAACCATCTGGGCTTAATTCTGGCAAGGCTTTACGCGAGTACAATGATCTAGAAACTGAAAGATTTATGTCAGTAGCTCAAAGATATGAAAAATCACACATGGATGCCGCTAAGATAATGATAGATATGGCTAAAGAGATATATGAAGATACCGGAGAATTTAAAGTAAAAGTAAAAGGTAAAAAGTTCTTAGAAACTATCGACTGGTCGGATATAGATTTGGCGGAAGATCAGTACATGATGCAAGTATTTCCCACATCTGCACTATCGCAAACTCCTTCAGGAAGACTATCCGATGTCCAAGATCTATTGGCAGCAGGGTTTATAAATAAAGAATATGCAACTAAGCTATTAGATTTTCCAGATTTAGAGCAATATTATAATTTAAATAATTCTGGAGTAGAAGATATAGACAAAACTATAGAAATGATCGTAGATAAGGGAGAGTATTTAACCCCGGAGCCTTATCAAAATTTAGAATTTGGAATAAAAGCAATGCAGCAAGCTTATTTGCATTATAAAACAGAAAATTTACCGGAAGATAGGCTAGAATTAATGCGAAGATGGATGTCTGATGCTAATGATTTAATAGAGAAGGCAGTACAAGCATCTCAGCCACAAGAGCAGGGGCAATTGCCTGTAAATGAGCAGGCTCCAATAGAGCAGCAGATAGCTCCAGTAGAAGAATCTCAGATTCCTCCCAGTGATATAGTATCTGAAGAAGAACCTGTATAACATATAAATATTGTAAAAATCCCTAGATCGGGATCTTATTAATTTAAGAAAGATCTTAAAACGTAACAAGGAGTATATATGTCAGAAGAAAACAATGCTGTTTCTACAGCTAATAGTGAGGTCTCGACTCAGGAATTATTAAATCAGGTTGCTGATGCTGCTCAAGGCACAGAAGAAGTTAGTTCAAGTACTGCAGAAGCTTCTACGGAACCAAAAGAGACTGTAGTTGAAAAGAAAGAAGAACAAAAGGATCAGCAGAAAAAAGATGATTTTAGTTCAAAATTTGCAGCTTTATCTAGAAGAGATAAATTATTAAGACAAAAAGAAGCTGAGATTGCAAATAAACAGTTAGAGTTTGAAAAAAAAATAAAAGAATATGAAGAGAAGCTAAAAACATATGGAGATCTAGAGGAGCAGCTTAAGTTAAATCCTTTAAAGGCATTGAAGGAAAAGTACGGAAAAAGCTACGAGGATCTTACGCAGATAGCGCTCAACGAAGGAAATCCCACCCCAGAGATGATACTACAAAGAATTAGGGAAGAAATAGAAGCTAAAACCAACTCTAGAATAGAAGAATTGACTAAAAAACTAGAGGAAAAAGAAAAAAGAGAAGCTGATGAAGAGTACCAGCAAAAAGAACAAAATTTCTTAAAAGATTTAACAAATTTTGTTAATACAAATAAAGAGAAATATGAATTAGTTGTTGCTAATAATGCAGTAGACATGATCTATGATGTTATGAAGGAGCACTATAATAAAACTTTAGAGCTTGAAGGTGAAGGAAGGACATTGTCTTACGAAGAAGCAGCCGAACAGGTTGAAAAGCACTTCGAAGAAGAGCTAGAAAAATATGTCAATCTTCAAAAAATAAAAAAGAAGTTTGCTGAATCTTCTGATAAAAAACCAGCTGTAAAAGAGCCAAATAGTAGTAGCGGGCAATCAGTCACTTTAACAAACACGCTTTCTCAGCAAGCGCCCAAGGCTGATAGGAAGTTATCTAATGAAGAATCTATCAAAGAAGTTGCAAAACTTTTAAGATGGAATGAGTAAAAGGTTTTAATTATTATTAATTTTTAAAGGAGATTTAAAATGGCTCTTGATTTGACGAGCTTTAGTGCAGCTCTTAAACAGCACTACACAAGTGACCGTGTAGAAAACATGGTCTATAAAGATAATCCACTTCTTGCTATGTTGCCAAAATATGAGCAATTTGGTGGGGAAAACTTACCAGTTCCTATTATCCATGGAAACCCACAAGGTCGTTCTGCTACTTTTTCTGATGCCCAAGCTAATAAAACTAATTCACAGTTGAAGAAGTTTGTATTAACTCGTGCACGCGACTACTCTATTGCTTCTATCGATAATGAGACTATTGAAGCTTCAAAAGGAAATGCAAATGCTTTCTTAGAGGCTGCTACGGTTGAGATTGACGGAACAATCCAAAGTGCAACTCGCTCTTTAGCTGTTTCTTTATATCGCTCTGGATCTGGTAGCATCGGACGATTAAGTTCTACTCAGAACTTGGCTCTTTCTGTTATCACTCTTTCTAATCCAGATGACGTTACTAACTTTGAAGTCGGTATGACTTTGAACTTAGATGATGCTGATGGTGGTGGATCTGTTAAAGCAGGTGATTTAGTTGTTACTGCTGTAGATAGAGATGCTGGCACTGTAACAGTTGATTCTGCTATTAACGTAGGAGTTTTAACTGCTGCTGCTTCTGACTACATCTTTGTAGAGGGCGATTATGACAAAAAAGTAAAAGGATTACTAGCTTGGTTACCAAGTTCAGCTCCTACTTCTGGCGATAACTTTTTCAGCGTAGATCGATCAGTAGATGCTACTCGTCTTGGTGGTATTCGATTTGATGGCTCTGCTTTACCAATTGAAGAGGCTCTCATCTCTGCTGCTGCTAGAGTCGCTCGAGAAGGTGGCGCTCCCGATTATTGCTTCATGAACTACACTAAATTTTCTGATCTAGAAAAAGCTCTAGGTTCTAAAGTTCAGTATGTTGATGTTAAAGCTAATGCTGAGATTGGTTTCCGAGGTATCGTTATTAACGGTCCAAAAGGTCCAATCAAAGTTATTCCAGATCAAAACTGCCCTTCTGATCGAGCATTCATGATCCAAATGAATACTTGGAAACTTTACTCTTTAGGTAAAGCTCCTAAGATCCTTGATACAGACGGAATGAAGATGTTACGTGATTCTAATGCTGATAGCGTTGAAGTCCGAGTTGGATATTATGCTCAACTTGGTTGTCGCGCTCCAGGTTGGAACTGCAACATCAAATTGGATTAATCTAAATTAACTATCTAAAGGGAGCTTAGGCTCCTTTTAGTTATTTGCTGCGTTCATAAGAACTCAGACTAAATGAAAGGAAATTTTTTATGGCAAATAGAAATTTTAATAGATACCAAGCATTGGAGAAGGAAGTAAAATCACTTTTTGCTGAAGTTTCAATCGGAGCTTCAGGTGCGCCCACTATAGTAAAAGGTCTAGGAATTAGATCTATTTCTAGAAACAGTGCGGGGGATTATACTCTTACTTTATCTGATAAATATACACGTTTAATGGATATGCACATAATGCAATCTGCTTCTTCACCTCAAGATTTAATTTTTCAATTACAAGGCGAAGATGTTGATGCTGCTAAAACTATTGAGTTTGTATGTTTAACTGCTGCTACTCCTACAGATCCTTCTAACGGTTCTAAACTTTATATCCATATTCAATTGAAGAATTCTGATTCTGGCGAATAATCAGGAGAATTCTTATGTTGATGAAGGATGATAAAAAAAAGGCAGTTACTTTAATAGTCTCTAGATCTTTAGGAAATGATCCGAAAGAAAAAATGATGGAAGAACATGATTACGAAGGCGATAAAAAAATGATAGCTGAAGAAATCATGAGTGCCATGGAATCTAAGGATTCTGAAAAATTAGCATCTTCTTTATCTGCTTTTATTCAGATATGCGAAGACTCTAAAGACTACCAAAAAGAAATGCCAGAAGAATCTGAAAAGGAATAAACAATGACTATCACTCTTCTAGAACTGAGAAATCAGGCTAGACAAAGAGCTGATATGGAGGACTCGGAATTTGTTGAGGATTCCGAGTTAACCTCTTATATTAACAGCTCTATAGCTGAGCTTCATGATATATTAATACAAGCATACTCTTCTGATTATTACATTGAAAGTGTAACATTCAATACAGTTGTCAACCAAGCTGATTACGATCTACCTAATGGAACTAATTATAGCGGGGCTAAACAATTATATAAACTAAGAGGGGTCGATGCAAAATTAAATGGTCAAGATTTTTTAACTATTAGACCTTTTAATTTTAACGAAAGAAATAGATATGAGCAATCCGGTGTGTGGAATGTATATGGTCTACCTACAATAAGGTACAGAATGGTAGGAAACAAGCTAAAATTTACTCCATATCCAGATCAAGCCACTGAAGTAAAGCTATGGTATATACCAGTTGCAACTAAATTAATAAATGATTCTGATACTCTAGATGATCTTAATCAATACTCTGAATATGTAGTAGTAGACGCAGCTATAAAAATGAGAATAAAAGAAGAGACTGATGTTTCTGAATTAATGGCTCAAAAAAAAGCACTAGTAGATAGAATAACTTATGCAGCTCAAAATAGAGATGTAGCACAGCCAGAATCTATCTCTGACATATATGCAGAAAATGATTGGAGATATTTTTGGAGTTCTGATAGTTAATAAGGGGCATTAATGGGAGTAGGAGACGGTAAGTTGCAGAAACTTCAGAAAAACATATCTAAGCAGTTTAAAAAATTGAATTTAGTTTCTGTGGAGGATACTTCTAAAATAGTTTCTAAAATACAAGAAAATATTGATAGTGCAGTAGCTCCTATACAAAACATATCAATATTAAATGGAGTTTTACTCAAGTCTATAAGCTTACTAAGTTCTCAAGATAATCTTGTTGAACACAAGCTGAATAGAGAGCCAATTGGATTTATTGTTGTCAGAAAAAGAAGCCAGAGTACAGTATGGGATGATAATGATAACAATAACATGAAAAATAAGTTCTTACTACTGAAATGTTCTTCAGATGTAGTAGTGGACTTGTGGATATTTTAATAGAGGTAAAAAATGCCAACACCTAATATGAACTTAACTTTGCCTACGGTATCAGTGACGCTGGGTCCTACCTGGGCATCTCAACTAAATACAGCAATAACTACAATAGATGAGCACGATCATACGTCTGGTAAAGGAAAGAAAGTACCCGCATCTGGATTAGACATAAATACAGATTTAAGCTTTGATTCAAATAGAGCTATAGATTTGCTATCTGTTAAAATGGATAGCCAAAATTCAACTCTAACTGGAGCCTCTAATGCCTCTTCAGTTTACTCAGTTAATGGAGATTTATATTTTACTAATAATGCTGGAGTAGCTGTACAAATAACCAGTGGAGGAGCTTTAGCTTCAACTCCTGCCGCAGCAAATTCTTTTGAGCCAATATTAGTTAACTCAAATCTTACTATAGGATCTGGAGATACTTACGTAATATTAGACATAGACACTACATCATCTAGAACCATTACTTTACCGGCTGCAAGCTCAGTTGTTAGCGGTCGCCTATATGTCTTTAAAGATATAACTGGGTCAGCTAATGCAAACAACATAATAGTAAATGCTGCCGGAGCAGATTTAATAGATGGATCTGCTTCTTTGACTTTAACATCTAATTTTGGAGCTACATGGCTACATTCTGATGGCTCGTCAAAGTGGTATATAATTTAACGGATAAAAAATGGCATTAACTAAACAAGTTTTACCTATATCTTTATTTCAGGGAGTTGATACTAAAACCGATGATAAGGTTAGAGTTCAGGGTAAAATGATAAAAATGCAAAATGCCGTGTATGATAAGACTTTAAAACTTAAAAAAAGAAACGGATATGATGAGATAGATCTAGACACTACATCTGATATTATAAACAATGCAACTAGGTTAGCTAAATACAAGGAAGAGTTACTTATATTAGATGATAGCAAACTTTACTCCAGATCAGAATCAATAAATAAATTCATAGAAAAAGGATCTATTTATAATATAGTTCCGGAAATATCTCCTGTGGTAAGAAATCCATACGAACAAAGCTCATTAGACAGCATAGTTGTAAATGGTATACAAGTATTTGTATGGAATGATTCATCTGGTGGATGCAGGTACTCTGTACTAGACGGAGAGAATGGAAATTTTTTAGTTAGCGACTCACTAGTCAGCTCTACTGGTACTAACCCCAGACTAGGAGTAATATTAAATAATGTATATATATTTTTTGCAGAATCATCTAATTTAAGATATAAAAAATTAAATATATTAGAGCCTTCAACTCTATCCTCAGCTACAACAGCGTTCTCTAACGTAGAGACATCTTTTCCTAATATCGCAACTGCGTCCAGTATGGAAAGAGTGTATGTAACTTATAATGCTACTTCTCCTAATCAAGTTACTTCCTTTTACATAGATCAAAATGATAATATATCTACTGCTCTTATTCTTGCGGGATCTAATGCCAATTTAGGTTTAGACATAATAGTGGATGAACAGGGGAGAATAGTATTAGCATTTTGCGGCGCTAACGTAAGATATGCTGTAGCTAATGCAAACCTAACTAGCTTTATATTAACTGGCACTACTTTAGCTATAGGAGATTACAGAGGAATAACTACATCTCAAGTATCTGATGGTATATATAGATTTTACTACCAGAAATACAATGCTAATCCTTCTAATTTTTTTATAGAAGTAAGAGAGGGATCTACAACTGGGGTCGGTGCTGCTTCTCAAATATTTGCACGATCATTAGGGATAGCATCACAAGTAATAAAATATAATAATGTAAATTATTTACTTACTATACACGAAAGTAGTCTACAATCTACTTATTTTTTACTAGATGAAAATTCAAACATAGTCTCAAAATTTAGTCAAGGGAATGGAGGAAGAATACCAGTTGGTATATCTTTTACAAAAGCTAATGTAATAGATGAAAACACTTTTCTAGTATCTGCTCAAGTAAAAACAAAAACATTATCAGATAATGGAACTTTCTTTAGTCTTTTGGGAGCTAATGCAATTACTTTAGATTTTCTTGGATCTGATACGCAAGATTCTGCTTTTTTAGCGAATAATCTACACTTATCTGGTGGAATAATAAGAAGTTATGATGGTTCTGTTATAAATGAACATGGATTCTTACTATTTCCTGAAGGTCTTACTGCTGGTACTACTGGAACTACTACTGGATTCATGTCTAATGGAACATATCAATATGTGGCTGTATATTCTTGGACAGATAATAGCGGTCAAATTCATAGGTCTGCACCTAGCCCAGCCTTAACTGTTACTTTATCGGGCGGAGGGTCGGCACAATTTCAGGACGTCATAATACCTACACTGAGATTAACGGAAAAGAACAATGTAGTAATAGAGCTGTATAGAACTGAAAACAATGGTACTATATTCTATAAAGTAGGACCATCTAATCCTACTGTTCAAATAAATGACAAAACAGTGGATGCCGTAACAATAAGAGATCAGGGTTCAGATGCTCAATTAATAGATAATGAAATACTGTATACTACTGGAGGAGTATTAGAAAACATTGCCCCTCCCTCTGCTAAAGTAGTTGCAGAATTTAAAAATAGAATATTTTTAGCAGGTTTAGAAGATAAAAATCAAATACAGTACAGTAAAGAACGATTTGAGGGGGCTCCAGTAGAGTTTAATGATATATTAGTTAAACAGATAAAAAATGCAGGAGGAGATATAACAGCCCTTGAAGAAATGAATGAAAAACTTATAATATTTAAAACAGATGCTATATTCTTCATGTCCGGAGATGGTCCAAATAATCTAGGTCAGCAAGATAGTTTTACAGAGCCTGAACAAGTTACTATAGACGTGGGCTGCACTGAGCCAGATAGCATAGTTCAAACTCCTCAAGGAATATTTTTTAAATCAAGAAAAGGAATATATTTATTAGATTCTGGGCTTGGAGTTCAATATATAGGAGCTGACGTAGAGGAGTTCAATGATTTATATATAACTTCTGCTAAGATACTGCCAAAATTCAATCAAATAAGATTTTTAACTGAAACCGGAGAATGTCTTGTTTATAATTATTTTGTAAATCTCTGGTCTACATTTACTAATCATTCCGGTAAATCATCGGAAACAATAGGTAATGATTATTACTATATAAGATCTGACGGTAAATTGTGGAAATTCAATGAAAATTCATTTTCCGATGCAGGATCTACTATTAAAATGAAAATGGAAACATCTTGGCTATCGTTTAATCAAGTTCAGGGATTTCAGAGAGTTTACAAGGCTCTATTTTTAGGAGAGTATAAGTCGGCTCACTCTATAGTTATTAAAACCTTATATAACTTTAATGAATCGTTGATAAATGAAAAAATAATAAACTCAGCTGACTTTATAGATGGATCTACTTACGGCGAAGATTCTCCTTATGGATCTGGATCGCCGTATGGTACAGATGGCAATGTCTATCAGTTTAGATTGAATTTTAAGAAACAAAAATGTCAAAGTATTAAATTTGTTATAGAAGATTCTCTACCCTCAGTTGGGGAAGGGCTTACGCTGTCTGCCATAACATTGGAGACGGGCGGTAAATACGGAGCTTTTAAAGTAAATCAAAGTAAGACATTTGGAGACAGTCAAAGTACTGGGTAATAGGCTAAAATCATTATAAAATAGTGGTTTTTTGCATATCAAAATGATATAATTAGTATGAGCAACTTATATAAGCAGTATATAAAAGAAAGAGAAGACTTAGAAACCGTGGAATATCCATATGGTTTCTTTACTTATAAGAATGATTTATCAGATCCAGAAGCTTTATTTATATCTGATTTATATATAATCCCGGAATTAAGAAGAAATAAACTGGGAACTAGTATAGGTAATGATATGGTAGATTTAGCAAAAAGCATGAACTTAAAAAGAATAAGAGCGTGTGTTGATATGTCTACCAATAAATGGGAAGAAAGTCTTGACGCCATTCAAAGCCATGGGTATAAAATGGAGTGCATACAAGATACTATAATTTATTTAATTAAAGAAATTTAAAATTATTAATACGGGAGAATATTAAATGGGTAAAAAATCAAAAGCTAAAAAATCTAATCCTTTTGAAAATTTACAGCAAGAATCTAGAGTTGCTAGAGTAGCTGCTGAGCAGAGATCTAAAGAGAACCTAGAGCAAAGAAAGAAACTAGTTCAAGATTTACAAGCTCAAGCAAGGGGAGAGGGACCTTCTTTAGCATCTGCCCAATTAAAAGCTGCATCAGACCGAAGCTTGGCACAGCAACTAGGTGCTGCTGCTGCGGCTAGAGGTGGTAACGTAGCCGCTATTCAAAGAGGATTACAGCAGTCCCAGGATTTATCCAGAAGAGAATTAGCACAAGATTCTGCGCAAGCCAGAATACAAGAACAATTAAATGCTCAAAATCAATTAGGTAATTTATTAGAATCCGAACAAGGTAGATCTGATCAGTTATCTAGCGGGTACTTAGGGCAAATGTACGATGCTTCAAGAATAGACGCCGAAGTAAATGCTCAAAGAAAAAAGAACGAAGCTGATAAGATTGGATCTATAGCGGGAGGATTAACCGGAATAGCAAATCTTGCTGGAGGTGCTTCTAAGTTATTCTCTGATGAAAAGACTAAAAAAGCTCCTGATAGTGGAAAAAAATACAAAGGATTATACGAAGGTGCGCAAGACATAAATAGAGACCCAATAGTACGTGGAATATCTTCTTTTTTTGGGTCTAAGGAAGATGATAAAAAAGTAAAATCAGATGTTAAATCTAAGAAAAATATTGAATACTCAGATGAGCAAACTAAAAAATTTCTTGATGCAATCAGACCAGTATCATATGAATATAAAAATGAATATAAACGGAAAGAAAATGATAATGGAGAGCAGCTGGGCATACTAGCTCAGGATTTAGAAAAAGCAGGAGAAGCTGGGAAAAGAATGGTAATAGAGGACGAAAATGGTACAAAAATGGTTGACTTTGGAAAAGGATTTGGTACAATATTAGCTGCTCAAGCTCATTTAAATAATAGATTAAAAGAAATAGAGTCTAAGTATAAAAAAAATAAGAAAGAATAGAATATGGCTGATAATAAAGCATCTAAATTAGAAAGTTTTATAAATAAGATTCCCGGAGCAATATCTGAAGCAGCGTCTTATACCCCTCCTGGATTAGCATTTAGAGGAGCAAAAGCAGTAGGAGAAGCCATAAAAACTGGGATCAATGAATTACCTGAGCCTGTAGAACCTGGATTATATCAATCTGTAGTAGCTCCTGCAAAACAACTTGTATCTAAAGAAGAAAGCCCACAGCAGACGCAGCAGATAGAACAAAATAGAGCAGTTCAATCTCAACCTATTATTGAAGATTTTATTTCTCCAAATATTCAAGCATCTACAAACATCGGTCAGGCGCAACAAGAATCTATAAAAGATACTGAAAACAAATTTATAAAATCTATTGACGATCAAAAAAGAGCAAAAGAAATATTTTTAAATGCCAATGCTAGACAGGCTGAAGCAGAATCAGAGGCTCTAAAAATAGAAAATGCTAGAATAAATTCTTTAGAAAAGCAACAGGAGGAGGAGCGCAGAAAACAGTTAGCGATTAATGATCAGGCTTTAAATGAATACAAATCTTCAATAAACGATTTAGAGTCGTCAAAAGAACTAAATCAAAATAGATATTGGTCAAAAGCTGGCACAGGAGAAAAAGTTTTAGCTGGAATAGCTCTATTATTTGGATCTGCTGGAAATGCTCTAGGATCTAAAACTAACCCAGGATTGGAAGTTATAAACAGTGCTATAGATAAAGACCTCGAAGCTCAAAAAGAAATGCTTCAAAGAAAGGAAACTTTAATAGGAAGAAAACAAGGAATATTAAATTTTCTAGATAAAAAATTTGATAATATCGAAGTATCTCAGAAAGCAGCTAAATTGGCTGCAGTAGAGGCAGCCCAAAGAAAAATGAATGAAGTTGCGTCTCAATTTTCTTCTCCAAAAATAAAAGCACAGGCTGCAGAAGCAAACGCTGTAATGGATCAACAAAAAGCTAAAATATTATTAGAGTTTCAAAAAGCATATGCTGAAGCAGGTAAGGCAACTTTATCTAATTATCCTATAGGAGAGAAAATAGATGACGATACATTTAATAGACTAAATCCAGAGGCTCAAAGAAAAGCCGTAGTACTACCAGATGGATCCAAGGCTTTAGCTATAAGCGATGAGGCTGCAAAAGAATATAGAAAATTTGCATCAGAAACCATGCCAGCAGTGGAGGGGATTGATAGAATAACCCAACTAGCGGAGGATTATAATAAAATAACTGATTTACAAAAAAAGGCTCAAATTCAATCTGAACTAAAAGCATTGGCTGGTCAATTAAGATTAGCCATAACAGGTCCTGGTCCTTTAACAGAACAAGAATATAATAGACTTCAAGAAACCATAGGAGATCCGACTAAGCTGTTGTCATTCTCATCTTTAGAAAAGACAAAACTACAACAGGTTAAGTCAAAGTTAATTAATGATATCTACACCAGGGCACGGCAGTCAGGTATAAAAGTGCAGCCCCCATCTAGTTTCAAAAGAAACTAAAAAAAGGCAAATCATGGCTAATGATTTTAAAGTAAAATCTCCAAACTTCTCTAAACCAAATACTTATGAGGCTTTGGACTTTCAAAATAATAAAATAGTAAATATACCTGAAGAGAACTTACAGGAAGCCTTAAAATCTGGAAAATATGGATTAAGAAAAGGTACTAAGATACCTGTGATAAACCCAGCTGGAGAATCTGGAACAATAGATGCAGAAGAAGCACTACAAGCCTTTGATTCTGGTTTTAAACTCGAAGCTGCTTCGGATCAGCAAAAAAGAGAAGAAAAAAAATTCTTTGAAGAAAAATCCGGAGAAGCCGTAGCTTCCACCTTAGCATCTACATTAACATTCGGACTATCTGATCAGACACTTACTAAAACTGGCTTGGTAGATCCGGATTATTTAAAAAAACTAGAAAAATACAATCCAGTTGCATCTGGCATTGGCACAGTAGCTGGTATAGCTGGTCCTCTCGTAGCATCTGGGGGAGCCTCTGTATTAGCAAAATCAGCTGCTGGAGCTGGATCTGCAGTAGTAGGTGCTGCAGAAGCCTCTACTGCAGTAGAAAGAGCTGCTGCTAAAATATTTGAAAAATCATTACAGGAATCCGGTAAAAAATCTATAGTAAAGAAAATAATAGAAAAGAGCGTACCAAAAGCTCTAGGATCTGCGGTAGAGGGGTCTGCTTATGGAACAGGACAACTACTGCGAGAAGATGCCCTAGGAGATGCTGATCTTAATTCTGAAAATTTATTAGCATATGCAGGTACTGGCGCACTTGTGGGCGGTTCAATAGGAGGATTACTGGGAGCCGGAGAAGCTCTAATACCTGCTGCCAAATCTGCTTTACCAAAATATAAATCTGCTATTAAAGAATACTCTGATCCCGAAAGAGCGGCAATGGAAGTTATTGGTATAAGTCCTGCAAAGAGACAAAAATTAGAAAAGATAAGACCTGGATTTAGTAAGGATGTTGTAGATGTCTTAAGAGAGCCAGAGGTTCTTAAGATTGCGCAAAATATAGACGATCTGTCATCTACTTTAAGTTCGTATAGAGACAGAGTAGGAAAAGAGATCTCTGATACCATGTTTAAAATGGATGACATAGTTAAGTCTAATCCCCAAATAGGTAAAACTAAAAAAGAATATTTATACAATCAAGCTAGAAAGCTGCAAGATATCGTAAATGATTTACAAAAAAGTCCTGAAATATTTAAAAATGAAATAAATCAAATACAAAGTTTAACTAAACAATATTATAAAGAATCGCTAAAGTCTGCAGCAGATGAATTAATATTGCCCAGCGAAATATGGGAAAAAAGAAAAGCTTTAGATTCAAAAATTAATTGGGGAAAAAGGATACAAGACTCTCCAGAAATAACTAAATCTTTATATGCTTTAAGAAATCAAGCCAATGACAATATATATCAAATCGCTAATACAGCTGAATCTTCTTTAGATAAGTCTATAGTCGGTGATTTACCGTCTAAACTAAGAGAAAATAATAAGAAGTTTTCTGTTCTAAAGGAGATTGCTGATCATGCTGAAAAAAAAGCATCTAAAGAAAAGCTTGTTTCTGATATGGACATATTACTTGGATTAGGAGGTTACGGGGTTGGATCTCAATATGATGTCGGAGAACTGGGCTTAGGAGTAATAGCTGCTAAAAAGTTTTTAGGATCTGATCTAAGACGCAGAATGGTAATACTCTCCAACATGGAAAGAGCTAACCAAAAATTAAATACTAAAATTAGTTCTAGTATATCTAATTTTTTTAAGAAAACAAAAGAGATAGCCCAACCTGTTTCTATTGGTTCTATAATGAAAACAGATCTATCAAAAGATTTGGACAAAAATAAAAAACCAAAAAATAAATTAGAAGCCTATAATAATATATCTAAAAATATAAGTTATTATTCTAACAATCCAGATAAATTAGTGGAAAAAGTTAGTAGAAATATAATAC